CAATCTGTCTATAGGGTTCTGAAAGGTCGCCAGAGATGAATGGAGATATTTCTGGAGAACTGAATGCGTTTGTTACACGAACAAAGTTACCAACCTCTACAGGGGTAACTGCGGCATTATAGTTTTCAAAACTTCTTGGTTTAGGAACATCAATGTATCTTGGAGAAATAGTTTCTACTTCATAACCACGAACATATGCTTTGCCTGGCGCAACTTGAATTGTCAAGAAGTCATCAGATGCAGAGTTTTGATCGTCAGTAGTTGCTAATGGGTCATAGATACCATTATTCAATCCATCATTCGATGTCTCACGAATATCAATTTGGAAAGGACTTACTGAATAATCACCAGATTCGTCAAAAGTTCTACGGGCAAGTGTTTCGCCGAGAACAGAGTATTCTGTGTTTCTTGCTTTTTGTTGTACGATACCAGTATTTGTTCTAAGAAGTTCAATGAAGTCTCCATCTAGAACTGAATCTAAAGCAAGTTTTGCAAGGGTAAGTGTAATCTTTAATCGGTGCGCGCCTTTAGCGTTTACGTTTGAAGAGCCTTGTGCATTGTCCAAAAGAGATACATCTTCTTCTGGTGTCTCTAGGGTTTCTGTAACAGTCAAACCAATACGATAGTTTGGGGTGTTTGTATACTTGTCTAGAATAATTCTTTGTGTTGCAACCTTAACAAAATGTCCACGAACAAAGTAAACACCTTCTTGAATGTTTGCAGATGAACCAGTTGCTGTTGCTGAAAGTGCTTGAAGTTGTGCAGAGGCAACACCACTACCAAATGAACCAACAGTACCATTAGCAGATATCTTTTCGCCATCGTTGAAAACAGTTGTTACATTGTTTGTACCTGTTGCAACATACTTTACAAATAGAGTGATAGGGTCAGCTGATGTTGCTGCGGTTGCTTGAATAACTTCTGCAACAACGCCACTGGCAGCACCAGTGATTCTCTTACCAACAAAATCTTGAATGTAACCTGATACTTCTGTTGACTCTAAAAGTCCTTCTAATTTAACTGCATAGTATTCGGTTGTAAATCCAGTTGAGCCTGGAATTACTACAGTTCCTTCTTTGAACATATGTCTACCATGTCTTTCGACTTGGTTCTGAAGGATAGTTTGAAGTGCAGTTAACTCTCTCGCTTGGACTGAAAAGCCAGGCCGAAAGAGTACCCTATGAAAGTTTTTGTCTTCTGCAAAATCATCATAATACGGGGCTACATTAAGATTTGTATTTTCCATTGTTTAGAATTCCACTACGATTTTAATATCTTCTGTTTGGTCTGAGGCACGACTAATTGGTCGCCTGTTCTCTATATAGATAATCTTACCACTATCGGGTTGTAGTTCTGGAGTTGCATAAGTTGCAGCTGTAGCAACACCACCACTAGTACCGCCAGTAATAACATTAGTACCACTAAATGCAACTAAATTACCATTTGCATGAAGTCCATAAGTTGCATATTTTTCTTGATGGTAGTATATAATATTGTTAGTTGAATCAAACTCAACAACCCTACCTACTGCACCAGTAACCGATTGAGTGATAACCTCATCAATCTCATATGCAGCAGAGGGAGCAGCACCCAAGGTAACTTTTAAGGTCTGTCTTGCAGTCGATGATGTAGAAATAGTTGTTGTGCCGAAGTTGAATGGGTCTTTCACAAGTCCAACTTCTCTGAAATCGTTTGCAACTGTAAAGTCTGTACCTTCATTCTGTTCTAACTTTACGTTAGTTATTACGAAGTGGCCACCAAGTTCATGTACCGCATCCTTACCATGTCCACCCTTTGGTGAAATGATTGGTTGTACCGAACCACCAGAACCACTACCAATGTTTGCGGCAGAACTTACAGATGTGTCAGAATATACGTCAGCCAAGTTAACATTTGCAAACCTATAACCACTACCGATTGTGTACATGTTTGTACCAGAAGAACCTTGTTTTACAATTGCACCACCTGCTACTACAATCTTTACAATACCACCTGTACCATCTCCATCAACTGGAGAATAGTAAGTTCCGTTTGTGTAACCAGTGCCAGCAACAGTACGAACAACATCCAATGCTCCATCTACTGCGTCACCAGAAATAGTTGCGTCTGTACTTACTGGCATGAAATCTGATGTCAAGAATTTTGTAACTTCAGCAGTTGTAATCTTGTACATGTATTGCAACCTGTAACCACCCAACTCAAAAGGAGTTGAAGTTTCAGATGTAGGTTCAGCACCACTATATGCAACCCCAGCATTATTGTCAAGTACTTTGTAAACTCTGTAAGCAGAAGTCATAAAGAAGTATGTACCAGCATAAAGATTTGTTGCACTGCTGGTTGTGGTATTTGAACCACTGATATCATGTTCGTACATATCATAAGTTGTACTGTTTGCCCAGTTCCTTCTAGGTAGAGCAAATGAAACATCAGATGATGAAATAAGTTTTGCGGCAAGCATAGAATCCCATTTGTAATGTTCCGTTGTTACATCATCAATAGGTACAGGAGGAGAGGTATCGTCACCACCAGTAGTCGATGTTGTAAATGGAGTACTCTTACCAATGAATAGATAATAAGTTGTCTTAGCAGATTCCGAGAACGATTCAAAAAATTGTTCTGCATTGTGCTGTCTGAAATGTTCTGTTATAATTGCTGCCATAATGGTTTCCTGTTTCCTATACTTTTATTTATGCATCTTTCAAAACTTGATAATTAGTCTGGGCTTGATGCGGTTATTTAATACGTCCTATTATGATATGGCATATCTAACAACAACAATACCAGAACCGCCTGCAGCAGCATTAGTGTTAGAACCTGATGTAGATGAAACGCCCGAAGCACCATTGCCTGTGTTTGCAGCACCAGCAACACCATTCGTTTGGCCTGCGACACCAGCACCACCAGCCGCATATGTTACGTTAGACCCTGTTCTAAATGCATTCGTCTTACCAGCACCACCAGCAGCAGTACTACCATTTGAAGCAGTACCAGCAGCACTAGCACCACCACCACCACCCGAACCACCATCGGAGCCATATGCGCCACCAGCACCACCAGCGTTACCAAATCCTGCTACGTTTGTAACTCCAGCGTAAGATGCTTGGTTAGCTGCGCCTGCTGGCGTATTATTCTCTGAACCACCAGAACCAGAACCACCAGCATTACCATCTGTGCCGTAGTCTGGGGCACCGCCACCCCCTGTTCCTGTATGTGCGTTAAAGGAACTATTACCACCATTTCCAGCAGATGCGGCCACGTTAGCTCCTGCAGCACCACCAGCACCAACTACAACTGCATAGTTTCCAGATGTGACTGCTTGTGAGGTTGCGACAACCATACCACCAGCACCACCACCACCAGTAGAACCAGCATTACCCTCAGCCTGTGCAGCACCACCGCCTCCACCCACAATCATATAATCACAAGTCAGACTTCCAGTAAATGAAATTCTTGATGTTGCAAGGAAAAGGTGAACTCTGTATGTAGTTCCACCAGATACATATTCTGACACAGTTCCACCGACTGCAAAACTGGGTGAAGTTAGTGAATCAACATACGCTTTAGTTGTTGCATGCCCAGTAGCTGATGGAGCACCACTTAAAGTTAATGCGCCCGTCATCGTACCGCCAGCTTTTGGTAGGGCGGCACCAGCTGTAGTTGTGTTGGCTGCTATAGTTGTATTGATTGAGTTAGCAAGCTTGTCTGCCGTTACTGCATCATTAGCAATATCTGCCGTAGCGATTGCCCCGTCCAGTACTGCTATAGATTTAATTGTATCAATTGCCATGTGTTATATTCCTTTGTTATCCAATTGCACAGCCATTATTTGAAAGAATTACCCAACCAATTGTGGTTGCGTAAGTGAGCATAATACTGTCGCCAGCATCACCCATAGTAATAGTTGAACCACCAGCAAATGTAGATGGAGTAATAGTAGCATCTCCAGCATCAACCTTTAATGTAATAATTTTTATTTGACCTACAGTTCCGTTAGCAAGTGAAAATGCATCAGCAGAATCTGTTGTAATTTCTGTTACACCAGTTGTTAAATTAATAGCACCAGCACCAGTAATAGCCTGTACACTTGTCTTTAAGTCTGCAAGAGTTTTGTTAGTAAGGATATCAGTAGAAACTTTACTTACCAATGTAGAAGTGCCTGTGCCTTGAGGAAGCAAACTTATGTTTGTTATGCCCGCACTGTGTGGTTGTGCTTTGAGTGTTTGACCATGAGTGTTTGCATGGCAGTTAAGTTTAAGCATTCCCTCTAAGTTTGAACCATTACCTTTAATTTCTAATATCTGTGATGCAGGGTCAACGACTAAGTTTCCAGATGCAGTAGTGGCAGTACCACCAATAACTGGTGAAGTCAATGTTTTGTTTGTGAGTGTTAATGTATTGGTGGCTAAACAGATGGCTGCTGTGTTACTCAAGTTTGTACTTGCAAGTGTAATTGCAGCACTACCATTGAATGCTACTCCAGCAATAGTTCTTGAAGCTGCAAGAATAGTTGCTGTTGCAGCGTTGCCTCCTACTGATACGTTACTTGATAACGTACTACCATCACCAAACTTAGTGTACAATTCTACAAAGTTGTCATTAACCTTATCGCCGCCTATGCGTAAAGTATCACCTGTTCCGTCATTTGCATTTGTACCTAATCCTAGTGCTTGATACGCCATGTTAGTTTCCCTTATTTCTTTCTTTTATTTATAAGACTTATATGTTAGTTTTTGTCAAAAGTTTCTACGTTAGCATCAAATTTTACAGTAGTAGAACTAAATCGTTTCGAGCTAGTAGTAACTATAATCTCACTTGGAGGCATGATGTTAATTCTTTTTGCAAATGCACTTTCTGGAATAGTTCCATCTGCATTTACTATCTCTCTAATTCCAATGAATCCAATTTGTGCTAGTGTATATTGGTCGCGTGATTGGTTGTTTGAATCAGTCACTTTCCTTCCACTAGGGTCACGATGATTTGGTATCACCGCAGCAATAGTTTGAGGATGCACCGAGAACGCATAGTGTGCAACATTCTCTAGTGTTGGGCCTGTAAGTTGTGAACCCCTTGGGCCATCCATTTTCACACTGATGTCACTTGTTAACGAAACATCTCTTGTGCTATCAGTTAGTCCACTTGGAGAAACGACTCCTACTCCAGCATTAACTCTTTGAGTCGTGTTAGTGGAAGTACCCAAACGTCTACCAAATATTGTAGTGAATAGGTTAGTGAACGTAGATGCGAGTTCTGGAGAGAATGTCTCATCCCCTGTGAATCCACTGACTGTACCAGCAGCAGGAACTTGAATAGTTGCACCCACTTGAGTTGCAAAAGACACTTCACCGAATACGTTCCAACCAGCTGGGTGAACAGAACGTCTAATTGAATCTCTCCACTGGTTAATAGACTCGCCAACACGAATAACATATGAGTAGTCTTGATAGTAATAACTATCTTGAACCTTCATACTTTCAGTTGAAAGTTTACCTCTATCCGTTGCGAAGTTTCCAACAGTAGCACCGATAGTACCAATGTCAACAGTACCAATAGCAAAATTAGATTGCACAATTGTAGCAGTTGCGCCTGTGATTGTGCTTATCACATCTCCATCGTCTAATGTTATATCAGTTTGTAGTTTTAGTAAATTTCTTGAACTGTCAAAGTTTATAACTGTTGCAGAATGACTTGTTAAAGTATCTCCCTTTACAAATGT